GTCGTTCTGGTGGGATGATCTCGACACCGGCCTGCGATGCAAATGCCGGCCGGATTGGCTGAAGGATGACGGCGTGATCGTTGACCTCAAGACAACGACTGACGCAAGCCCGCAAGGCTTTGCTAAGTCAGTCGCGACATTCCGCTATCACGTGCAGGCAGCGCATTACCTCAACGGCATCAAGGCCCATCGCTTTGTCTTCATTGCCGTCGAGAAGGAGGCGCCCTATGCCGTCGCGGTCTACGAACTCGACGAGAATGCAATGGTCGAAGGCGAACGCCTCGCAGCACGTGACCTCAGACGCATTGCTAACTGCCGGCAGCAGGAAAGCTGGCCGGGCTACAGCAACGGACTGACGATGCTGTCGCTGCCTACCTGGGCCTTCTATGGCAATGACGACATCACCCCAATGGATCTATGACGACACCTAACCTGGCAGGCATCATCCGCAAGGAAGACGTCTACAAGAAAGGCACAGGCAACTTCAGCGCGAGCTACGTGCCCTGGGCCAGGATCGCCCAGCTGCTGCACGAGCACGCACCAGGCTGGGATTTTCACCTGAAGCCCACAGCTGATGGTGGCTTGATCCATAAGGCACCTGACGGCACCGGTTACGTGCTCGGCTACTTCGCTGGGCCTGATGCCTATGCCACGAGCGACTTCCCGTTCCCGTGCATGGATCACAGGAACAACCCGATCCCGTTTGACAAGGTGAGCGCTAGGACGCTGACCGATACGCATCGACGTGCGCTCTGCGCTGCTGCTGCGTTTCACTTCAGTCTTGGGTCGGAGCTATGGGCAAAGCAGGAGCTTGAGGATGCCGGCGCTGAGCCTGCTCCTGCGGCCTCTACTAAGCCCAAGAAGCCGATCACGTCTGAGCCTACGGAGGATGACGACAAGCCAACCTCTCAGGTCGTCCAGGCCGGTCGTAAGGCCATTGCCGGGGCTACCTCACTTGAGCAGCTCGAAGCCGTGACCAAGCGGCTCACAGCACGCCATGAGGCTGGCGATCTGACCGACGAAGAGCACCAGGGCCTTCTGCAGCTGTTGCTCGACCGCGAAACCCAACTCACTACTAAGAAATGACCATGAACGAACTCAACGCATCCTTCAGCCTGTTCCCTGCTCAAGAGAAGAAGTCCGAGCGAAGCCCTGATTACGGTGGCGTGATCGAGATCCCTGCGGATCAAATTGATGCCTTAGTGGCCCACCTCGGCACACAGCCTGAGAACAACTGGAAAGATGAGCCTGTCGTGAAGCTGCGGATCGCCGGCTGGAAAGCACAAAGCCAAGGCGGGAAGAATTATCTCAACGGCAAGATCAGCGTGCCGATGCAGCAGCAACAGCAGGCGCCGACGGCCAACGATGATCTCATGCCGTTCTGATGACTGATCCTCTGTTCCGCGTTAATCTCATCGCCGCCACTCCTAACCCGCAACAGTGCATCTATGCCGCGATGCACCAGGACTACAGCGAGGGCTTCGTGGCTGATGATCGCGACAACTGGCCAGACGAAACCCGTGCCGGTCAGATCTGCGTCAAGCGGTTGTTGATGGGAGAACGGGGCCACTACGGCCCCCTCGAACATCCTCAGATCACGCTCAATGTCGGCTGGTTTCCCCATGACGTCATGCAGCAAGCTCGCACCCATCGCGTCGGTGTGAGCTTCGACGTGCAGTCAGGGCGCTACACAGGCGCCCGTATCTGCGACGTAGCGCTAGGCAAGCTCGACGTCGATGAGGTGTTCTACCGTCGCCCGGCAGGCACCTATCACGATCGATTCGGGAAGTCCTACTGCTACACAGAACAGCAGCGCGAGACTGATCGCATCGTCTTCCTTGACTGCGCAGCTCGTTATCGGCTGGACATTGAGAACGGGTTCTCAGACATTGAGAACGGGTTCTCAGAAGAGCACGCACGGCGCGTGATCCCCTACGCAATACGTCAGCACTTCGTTGTCAGCTTCAGCCTACGGGCCTTGATGCACTTCTTGGATCTACGGGCCAAGCTCGATGCTCAGCAGGAGATCCGTGAGCTATGCGATCTGATCTGGCCGCATTTTGTGACCTGGGCGCCACAGATCGCTGATTGGTATCAGGATCGCCGCTGGGGCAAGGCGAGGCTGGCGCCATGACTGATCTCGTCAACCATCCACCGCACTACACACAAGGGCGCTTTGAGGCCATTGACGTCATCGAAGACGCAGTGGCCAAAGCCCCTGACGCTGTGGTTGGCGGCTGCCAGTGGCAGGCTTTGAAGTATCTGCTGCGCCTTTGGCATAAAGGCAACGCACTTCAAGATGCCCGTAAGGCTCAGTGGTATCTCTCGCGGCTCATAGACCACCTCGAACGGCCATAGCAGCGGTCGTTACCATAAGGGCACGTGACTGCGCTACATGGCGGCAGACGAGCAGCTGAGATTCACCTGCCGCCGCCTGCGTCGCTGCCGTGAGAAGCTGCCTGCTGATCTCCTTTACCGCGACGAGAACAGCGGTGAGTTGTACTGCAAACCTGGACATTGCCCGAAGGGAGAAGGCGATCAAAAAGAAGCGCTGACGCAGCTACAGATCGAGAATCGCCGCCTGCGTGATCAGGTGCGCAGTCAGGCAAACGATCAAGACAGGCTGTTGACGAAGGTCGAGAGCCTGCAGGAGCAGCTGGCCACGGCCCTGGAGATCCGTGACATCGAACAACCCGCACCGCTGGCCGCAGATGCCACAGGCAAACGCAGCGAGACTGTCCCCCTGCTGCTCTGCTCAGATTGGCATTGCGGCGCCATCGTCGATCCCGCGACGGTCTGCGGCCTGAACCGCTACGACGTCGACATCTTTCACGAACGTGCCGGTGCTCTGTTCCGTAACACGCTACGAGTCGTGCGAATGCTGCGCTCGACTGCTGAAGTGCGTCGCTGCGTCATCTGGCTTGGGGGTGACCTCATAGACAACTGGCTGCACCCTGATCAGGTCGAGACGCAGGTGCTCAGCCCGACGCAGCAATTGATCGAATGCGAGCGGGCGATCGTCGCTGGCCTTGATCACCTCTTGGAGCACGGCGACTTCCAACAGATCATCGTGCCTTGCAGCTTCGGCAATCACGGCCGCACAACCGACAAGATGCGAGCCGGGAATGCCGCGGCCACCAGTTACGAGTGGCTCATGTATCAAAGCCTGAGGCGGCATTACAGGCAGGAGCCACGCATCAGCTTCGACATCAGCGAAGGCAACATCCTCTACGTCGACGTCCTAGGTCATCGCCTGCGGTTCCATCACGGCGATGCCATCAGGTATGGCGGTGGCGTCGGCGGCATCACCATCCCGCTGCAGAAATGGGTCTACAGACAGGACCAGGGCATCAAGGCTGACCACACCTTCATGGGGCACTTCCATCAGCTGACGATGGGTCAGAACTGGTCAGTCAACGGCAGCCTGATTGGCGCCACGCCCTACGGCATGAAGCTCGGCTTCGCTCCTGAACGCCCGCAGCAGTTGCTCCGTTGCATCGACTCAGAGCGAGGCTTCACGATCTCAGCGCCCATCCTTACTGAATAGGTGGACTGTTTCATTGATGGCTCGATCCTTGTGCCACGTCGCCGCGCGAAGCGCGAATTCAGACAGTCGATCCTCGAAGCGTGGGAACACCGCTGCGCTTATTGCGACAGGCCCGCAACAACGCTTGATCACGTACGGCCACGATCCAAGGGTGGCGAGACAACACGGCAGAACCTGATCAGCTGTTGCGCATCCTGCAACAGCCGCAAAGGCTCCTATGACTGGGTGTCATGGTTCCGCACGCAACCCTTCTGGGATCCTGAACGCGAAGGCACAATCTGGATCTGGTTGCATCAAAACACAAACACAGCCGGATCCTGAGAATCGTGGTACTTTGCGGCCGGCACACCACCCCAAACCATGCCAGCTGCTTTCCCCGACTCTTTCGGCGACTACCTCAAACTGATCGGCCGTTATCCGCTGCTGACACCGCAGCAGGAGATCGAGCTATCCCGCCAGGCGCAGCGCTACATCGAGTTGCGTGACACCGAAGGCAAACCGAGCACACCACAAGAGAAGCGCGACATGCGTGTCGGCAAGCGTGCATTCGACAAGATGATCACCAGCAACCTACGGCTGGTCGTCAACATTGCGAAGCGGTTCGCCAGTCGCGCTGGTCAGACGCTCGACATGATGGACCTCATCAGCGAGGGCACCATCGGCCTGCATCGTGCTGTTGAGCTATTTGACGCCTCCCGTGGCTACAAGTTCAGTACCTACAGTTACTGGTGGATCAGGCAGGCGATCTGCCGTGCGATCGACACCTCAGACCGCATGATCCGCGTGCCGATCCATTCGCTTGAAAAGCTCCACAAGCTGATCAAGCTGCGCGAAACCTTCCAGCTATCGCATGGCCGCGAACCGACGCTGGCCGAGGCCGCCATGCTCTTGAACGTCAAAGAACGCGAGCTGTCCATGGTGCTCGAACGTGCCGCACGGCATGACAGCCTCGACAAGATCCTGACCAATGACAAAGACGGGTCAGCCTTGGTCGACATGATCGCGTCTGAACCGATCGACGTTGAGCTGATGGATCAACGCGAGAAAGCCGATGCGATCAATAAAGCGATGGCTTACATCGACCCTGAGGATGCCGAGATCCTGCAGCGGTACTACGGGTTGAACGGCACGCAGCAGGAGGCGTTGCATGTGATCGGCAAGGAGAAAGGCGTCAGCCGTGAACGCATCAGGCAGAGGCGTGATCGTGCCGCCAACAAACTGGCCAGGCACATCGCACCGCTCGTGCGCTGATCACCAGAAACGCCACCACGGCCGGCGGCGCTTTCTGTCGCTGGCCATTTCGATCGCCTCAAGTTCCATGATCCTGCCGAGCGCTTGCTTCAGCAGGATCTCCTGTATTGCAGACTGCCTGACCAGCTTCGAGCACAGCTCCCGCACCTGGTCAGCGTCATCATGCAGAAGGGGGATGCGGGCATTCTTCTCGATCTGCAGCTCCTGCTCCATGGTTGGGTTGACAACCATCCACTCGGCCCAGCTCATTAGATCCTGTCCGCTGCTTCAACGATAATGACCACGCCAACCATCGAGCAAATCGACACCAAAGACGGCAAGATCTGGCGCGTCACCTATGCCGGCATGGTCAAGGAACACCGTCAGGAATGGCAAGCCAGGGTCTTTTATCAGCAGGCACTGCAGCTAGCCGCTAAGAGGGCTCAGAGGCAGCTTTAGACGCCAAGCACCTTGAATGCCCTTGCCGTGTAGTCACGGCGATCCTGTGCGCCATT